GCAAACTCTTGGTACTGTGCTAAGGTTATCTCGTTAAGGCTTGTTGGTATTCTTAAATTAACTTTCATATTACTTTGCTTATTAATATATAAACAAAATTAATAATTTTTAGGCATAAAAAAACCCTCACACGTCTGCAAGGGTTAGTTTATAGAATATTAAATAAAAGTTAGGTACTGCCTTAGATTGAGTTAATTCCGTTTAACTCCGAGTGTTGATAGGCACTCATTTATCTCCTCGCTATCAAACGAGTTATTTTGTTACAGTTTTTAAGAGGACTTTTTACCCCTCCTTTGCTAATGTTTATTGTCTTGTCGTTTATGTATAACGCTCTAATATTGTTAAGCTAACACTCCCATTGGAGTACTGGGCATCTATCCCCCAGACCTTTATACACTCGCTTCTCAAATAATCAGATACTCTTTCAATCTGTTTCACACCATTTGTTATTTAACTCCCCTACTGTTTCAAGGGGAAGCAAGTTTCCTTTTGTTTAATATTCAATATGTTTAAGAACTTTGTACTATTTTTTGTACACTACAAATATACAACATAATAAACGTTATAAACAAATTATAAACAAACTTTAACATTTCTTTAACATTTAGTGTACTATATACTTACCTCTATTTGGGTTTTGCAACTGGTAGCCAACAGCGTATCTAATCGCATCTATTAAGTGATTGTATTTGTCTATTGGTGTGTTTGATTTGCGCTCTAACCAGCGGTAGTTGTTTAGCTCTTTGATTAGGTTTGTACTGTCTGGACTTACCACTAAGTCATAGTCTTGCAGTAGGCTTATTCCGTATGTTACACTACCTTGACCTTTTATACTTGGCTTTACGTTACAACCTTTGGCTTTTATTTCGCTTAGTAGTCTCGGCTCTGCGCTATCCCCTACAATCAAACCGCTGTAAGCGTGTTTAAGGTTTAGTTCTGCTATTTGTGAAGTGGTAAGCCTTGGCAAGTAAAAACACTCCTTTAAATAAATTGTTTTGGTGCTGGTGTTTATGTTTACCTCAACTAAGGTGCTTGGGTCTGCTGCAAAGCCATAATCTTGACCCCACACACTTACGCTTGTTCTTTTAAATTCCCCTATACTCCAGTTGTTAAATATAACACCCTCAGCTTTACTCATCCAAGAACCAAGCATTTGTTGTTTGTACTTCTCTGGTCTGCGCTTACGCATCTGCTCTATTTGGTCTATGTAGCTTTTAGATAAGTTGTCTATGTTGTCTTTGTAAGTGGTGTGTATGTAGGTTGTGTTTTCTTTTTGTGTATTGCTCCCCTCTTGTACCCCTCGTTCTTCAAAGAAACGCCTGTATATAAAGTGTTCTTTGGTTGTGGGGTTTAGTATCAGTATTACTCTGTTGGCTTTGCCTTGTTGCCTTACGCTTAGGTCTATGGTGTCAAACTTATGCTCGTCTGTTAGTTCCTCTGCCTCATCTACTACCCAAGTGGTAATACCTTGCAGAGATTTAAGGTTTGCTGTCTGATCACCGCTGGAAGTCTTTATGCCTCTAAAAATTATTTTGCTACCAGTCTTTTTGTTTATTATCTCATCCTTAGTTATGTGAAAGTTCTGTGCCATTTGCAACTGCTCTAACTTGTCTAAGAACTCTGGTATAATTGAGATGTATGCTGAGGTTAGTGTATAGCGTGTAAATAATATTACGTGTCCAGCTTCATAGGTAAGCATAACTAAAAGGGCGTTTACTGAAAAAGACTTCCCAGACCCACGCCCACCACTAACAATAAAGTACCTACTATCGTTTTCAATAATAGGCATATATTTCTTTTTTACTTTAATCAATGTCAGTCTACGAACTTAATTAAATCTCTAAAATTGATGTTTAAGCCCTCAGAACTATTGATGTCCATACTTTCCTTTGGCTTCCCGTAACGATAGCTTAAATAGGTCTGTAAGGCTCTCATATCGCCCTTAGCTACTAACTTGCCTAAAGTTTCTATTGCTTCGTCTTTGTCTATTATATTGTCTAAGCGTTCTATTAACTTTTGCTCTTGCTTTTTAGTTTTCCTTCCAGCACCTTTTCTTGCGCCGCCATTGTTTTTTCTATTGTCCATATTTGCAAAGATTGAAAAAAGATTGATTAATCAATTCACTATTATATAAACAAACTTATTTTTTTTTAGCACAGCACTGAGTTTTTAACTTGCCTTTTTAGTTTAGCACCTTTTATTTCTTGTGGTTGTATCTGTGGCTTTGTAGCTTTTATTAACTTATCGTATGGGATTAACCTTGTGCCTATAAATTGCATAAGGTTTTCTGTTTCCCATTTGCTTAACACTTGTGTTATTTCCTTAATTAGTTCTTTGTTTTGTGGTTTAAGTTGTGTTTGTTTCACTACCTTTTTCTTTCTTGGCATTTTACATAACTCTACATTAAGCCTAAACCGCCTAACTATCTTGTTAAATATTAATTTGTCATTGTGTGTAATTGTGTCAAAAGTTCTAACGTGGTATATTGCACAATCGTGTGATACGCCTATTTTACCGCCTAAAAATTGTAATGTGTGTCCTGCTTCTTTAGCCAGTTTACAATATACCTTTCTTGCATAGGAGTATTGTCTTTGCCTTACTCTTTGTGTTATATCAAATCCGTAAAGGGTGTTTAGTTCTTTTATTAATTCGTCTAAGTTCATACTTCTTCTTTTTTGTATATAGTGTATCCGTTTTCTTTTAGCAGTTGTATCGCTTCGTTTATTTTTTCTTGTTCTATTCTGTAAGTGCAGAATATTTCATTGTGTATTACCATTGTTCTTTGTTTAAATTATATTTAGTGTAGTCAATCTTTTTTTTCATTGTCTTTGTCTATTATTAATTTTAGAGCCTCTAACTTTACATACATTTGGGCAACTATGTTTTCAAGTCTAAGTATGCGTTGTATCTGTGTGTGTTTTTTTTGTTTCAAAATAACTTTGTTTGTTTGCTATTAATATTTTTCCAGTTTATTTTTAAATCGTTTCTTCCGTCTGGTTTTACAATGTGCCTACATATATCATCACCCCAAATTTCAATCATTTTTTTACAAGCATTTAACTCTGTATCTTTTTGATCGTATGCAATTTCTTTTAACCCCCCTTTGTTAGAGCCATTTGGCGGGACTGAAAAAGCATTCATAGTGTCTCGGCAAGTTTTATTACCTGATCTAATTACCTTGATACAAAAATCCCTATCAATTTTTAATTTTAATTCTTCATTGCAAAAAATTCCATCTGTTAATTTATTATCAATAAATACTGCGCTGTCACAAAAACTGTTATAAACACCTCTTTTAGTCGAGCTCCAAGCATATTGCCTATATTCTAAAGCACCAACAGCAACACCATTATTTATAAAATAATCCTGAGCATCAAGCAGTGAATCATCATAATTATTCCTTATCAACTTAGTGCCTTGTCTTTTGTAAAAATAACTGATATCATCGTCAAGTAGCCAGTATTGTTCTATCCCGCCTCTAACTGTAAATAATTTTACCCAGTTCCTTGCATAAGCCAAACCTTTATCATCTTCTGGAAGTTGCAGTATATTAAAGTTAGGGTAGTTAATTCTGTATTCTTTATATTCGTGAGGCTCTACAACTAAAAACAAATTTTTATAATCCCCTATTAAGTTTGCTGTTTTGCAGTTGTCGTACCTGTTTTTTGTTGGTATAAATATATATAAATTATCCATATTAAAATAGTTTTGTTTGTTTGCTTACTTTTTCAATACAAAATTTATCAGCCATTTTTTTATTAAGTAAAAAGCCTTTTTCTGTACCGCCCTTTGGTGTTTTAAAGCCATTAAATAACTTTGGCTTATTACCCTTATATATTTGCCTAAGTTGTTTTGTACTAAATATATAAAAGCAATCTGTGTCGCCTATAACATAAAGCCAACTTTGATCTTTAAATATACCGCTTGGGTGTGTGGTGTAATCGTACTCACGTTCAACGCTTATAAAAAGGTTGCCAGTATTTTTAAACATTTGGTCATTTTTAATTTCAATACCTTGTCTATTTTCGCCTTTATGTATTTGTTCTTCATAGGTTGTGTAGTGGCTTAGGTTTATGTTTTTTTCCTTAGCAAACCAATCCATAATGTATGACTCAAATTTTAATCCTTTGTTTTGTTTTATGTTTGTTTTCATAGTGTTAGATATCCAGTTTTATCAATTTTAACTTTTTGCAGTTCACCGCTTGGACTGCTGCATTTTATCATATTTTGCCTGTAATACATCACAAAGCTTATACGCAACCAATCATCAGAGGGGTTTATAATCTCTGTGTTTCCGTGCCACTTGTGTACATCGGCAAAAAGTAAATCAGTTGTATGCAAATCAACCGCAATACCGTACTCTGGCATTACAAAAAACCCACCATCAAAGCTGCCCTCTCGGTAAACAATAAGGTTGCCAAAGCCATCGCTAAAATCCCCAGCATCCTGATGACAAGCAGTACGAAAGTTTTTGTTTACTGTTACAGTTGTAAAGCTGGTATCACCTATAATGTAATTTCTGTTTGTACCATCTGCAATAGCTTTTTGCTTGGCATAGTGTTCTGGGCATAGCTCTTTATACTTTTGGTCTATAAACTGAACAAATGGTATTCCTTGCTTAAACTTATCAAAGTAGTTTCTTGCAAAAGCAGTTTTGCGGCAATACTTAATCATAGCACCGCTATCCATAAAGCCAACGCTACCTGACTCCACCTTATTACCTACTGTTATATTGCTTACACTACCATCCTTGCGTATGCGTTTATGACTGCTGCCACTTGCTGCGCCTCTGCTTTCTGTAACCTCTATTGAACCTCTAAAAGCATCAACCCCATTTTTAAGTACACCAATAGGTATTGCGTTTTTTCTAAACCTAAATAATTGGTTTCCGTAGTTGTCGTAAGCATCACAGTCCTCGGTTATTAACTGGGTGTAGTGGCTTTCATTTAAAAACTTTGTTTTAAGCTTGGCTGCTTGGTTTTTAGTTAAAATTCTATTTGCAGTTATTTTTTTAATCATTGTATTTTTGTTTTAGTATTTTTAAAAGTAAATCACTTAGGTTGCCTTTTTGTTGGTATTCTTCACCGAACTCAACCCTTATACCTTTTTTACATAGCGTTTTAAATTCCTTTAGTTCTTTTCTGCTAAAGTATAGTAGTGTTGTTGTAATTTCAACATCTTCAATAGGCGAGTTGTCTACACCCCAGTTATCTTCAAATAGTTTCATAATTCCCCAGTTAAGCAGTAGTTATCTAAGTCTGCACCCTCTATAAAGAACTTGTTGTATAAGTCAAGTGCTTTCTCTACTTTTTCTTCGCCTCTGTAATAAAACTCTTCTGAGCAGTTAAAGATACCGATATCTAAACTACCTTTGTCTAACACCAAGAATTTAAAATCTTTATATTCTTTGTTAAATAGGTTGCAGTATAAATAGCATTGTACATCATATCCGTACTTGTTAGCACTCCAACTAAAGTCCTTTATGTTTGTGGTGGTTTTTAAATCTACTATCCTGTTAGTAGCCAATACATCTGCTTTACCTCTAAAAGGGAAGCCTAAAATTGTGCCTATTGCTGGTATCTCAAACTCTGCTTTAGTAATTAGTTCCTTAGCGTGTTCGTTGCGATAGAACGCATCTACAAGCCTATCAGCATCTGACCTTTCTTTTGCAGTAAACACTCTTGCGTTTTCAGCTTTCGCATCTCTAAACTTTTTGGTGTTTTTGCTTTGCACATCTATAAAGGTTTGCGCTGCAAACACCTCTGGCTCTAATATAGCGGTATGGAACAGCCACCCATCCCTTAAGGCTTGGCTATCCCCACCCCCATACTTCAAGCTGAAGTTATACGTCTTAGGGCTTGATAGAAGCTGTTTAAGGCTGCTACTACTAAGCGCAAGGGTGTTTAGTTCTCCATAGTAAAAAGTGTCATCTTCCATACGCTTAAGCAGTTCTGCTTTGTCGTAATACTTGTTGTCTAATAGTTTTATTTTATCCATATTATTCAAGGTCATAATTATAGCAATCACGACAGCAGTAGGTTTGTCCGTTTGTTGGTGTTTCGCAAGTTCTACAATAGGTTATTTCGTCTGGTGTTTCCCAATAGTTCATATCTCGTATTGTTTTAGTTCTTGTTTTAATTTTTGTATCTCTTTGTTTTTTTCGTTTCTTATGTGGTCTACTTTTTTGGTTAGTATCTCTACTTCTGTAATTAACTGGCTTGAGAGTATTCCTATTTCTGTGATTGCTTTTACACAGTTATTTAACTCTTTGTTGTTAGGCTTAGCCTCTTGCCAGTCAATAAGTTTCTCAATCAAGTAGGAGTACCAAAGTCCGTAGGATTGCTTTTGTAGTAAATTCATACTAACTTGCAGAACCAATTAAGTAACCAAAAGCCACACACAAGGCTAACATAAATATTACAGTACCTTGTATGACTATTTCTCTTTGACGTTCTTTTTTAAGTTCTTGGGCTTCCAACTCTTTTTGTGTGTAAACCTCAATTCTATTTTTGCGTGTTTGGATGTGTAACCCAGTTTTTGTCTTTTTCATTGTTATTGTATGTTATAAATTATGCTTCTAACGTATTCTTTACGTTTCAATAGCCTTGCTCTAAACTCGTAAGGCATTTCGGTCATAAGGGTTTTGTTTATATCCCTAAGTTCTTTGTTTAAATCGTCAAGCTGCGTTCTCATTTGTTTGTGTTTACGTTTTGAATATAAGATAGCGCAGTTTGCTCGTTCATTCCATAGGCTTGAACCATCATAGTAACCCAAGCTTTTTCTGTTTCTGTAAGTGTTTCCATTGTTTTTGTCTTATCCGTTATATTTTAAATACAATTCATCATTAGTTAAGTCTTGGTCTAAGCAATCATTGGCAAATATAGCGTCTTCAATAGCTTGACCCCTTTGGCTATAGCCGTCCCAACCATTTAGAGATTGTCTATGTAATGGTAATGGATTTTCAGGTGCTTTAAACCAATCTTGTTTTAATAACCATTCTTGGTATGATTTAGGAGTGCTTTCAAATTGTTGCCCTTTGTACTTTCCGAATTTTAGTATCATAATATGTGTTTTTGTTTTAAAGTTATTTACAAATATATATAAAATTATTTATTATAAACAAATTATAAACAACTTTTTTAAAAAAAATTATTCTACTTCTTAAAATCCTTTAAATTTATTATAGAAGCGTGGCTCTCGTCAATCAAATAACAAGGCTTTAATACTTTTTTTTTAGTCCATAGTGTAGTATCTGGGCAATACAAGTCTTGTATTTTTAAGTCCTTAAGGTTGTTTAGCCAAAACATATAACTACCTTTAGTATCATTAACAAAGTACAAAGCTATCTTGCCAGTTGCTATAAGTTTATCGTACTTGTAAACCTCAAGCATTTTTTCTTTGTAGTATTTGTTTCTGAATTTAAACTCTATTACTACCTCTGTGCCTTTAGGACTTGTGCCAATAGCATCGTAATGCTCAAAGCCTTTACCAGTATGTGTTAAGTTCCAGCCATCTGCATTTAATAATAGTATTACAGCTTTCTCCCACTTGTGAATTTTTTTAATCATATAGCTTATCTATCTCATCAATCCATTGTAAAAACTTTTGTGTATTACAACTAAGACAAGGCTCTGTGTATTTGTGATTAAAATATTTTGAATGGAGTTTACAAACTAATTTATATTGTTGTAAAGTTAATTTTTGTGTGTACTCTTCTTTAAAACGTTGCCAATCTTTTTTATCTACTTGTTCCATAGGTCTAAATCAATATCGTTCCACTCTTCCCTACGTTGGTCGCATCCACAATCTTGTCCCCAAATCTTTTTAACTACCCACCTTATACCTGTGTAGTATGTAATGTAGTAAACTAAATCTCCTAACTTCATATATTTTCTTTTATGTGTTTAAGTGCGTTTCTATATGTATTATATAAACTATAATAACTTATCTTTGTTTCTCTACTTAGTGAGGCTACGCTTTGACCTGAAGCTACTAAAGTAAATACCTTGCTATCGTACCAGCGCATATCTGCAAGTAGGTTATCTATTTTATTTTTGTTTTTAGCATATTGTACCTCATCTATCCCCAAGTCATCTATCTGCTTTATTTCGCCTTGTATGTCCTCTATGTATGTTTTTATCATTCGTGCCTCTTTCTTGTGGGTGTTTAAGTATATTCCTCGCAGAACTTTATAACAGTAGTAAGTATTTATATCGTCATTGTACCATAAATCTAAGCCTTTTTGAACATCGCATATAAGCTGGATGTACATTTCTTGTACCACATCTTCAGCAAAGCTTGGCTTACAACCAAAACTCTTGACAATAGAAACCCAGTTTTTGTGTTTATCGTAGGCAAGTTCTACAAGTGATTTCATTAATCTAATTTGTGCTTAGTCGTTACAAAGTATTTTAAGGGGTCGTATATCTCGCCTACTACAAATGGAAGTCCTAACTGGTTTACACTAAAGCTAAAGGTTTCAAAGGCATAGCCCCTTGACCTTTTACACTTTACTGTTATGTTGTCCTTGTGTACTGAATTAAGTTCTAATTGTATTTGGGTTTCTGTCTTTTTCTCAAGGAACGAGCCTAAGTGTCCTGTGGGTTTCTCGCTTCCGTAATTGCTGTGTATTACAGTAACTATATGGCAGTTAAACTTAGCACTCCACTCCATTATTTTTTGCACACACAAATTACTTTCTTCTAAATTATTTACATCACTAACTAAGTCAGCAATACCATCTATAATAACTAAACCGTTTTTATCTCCATTTTCTTTAAGTATGTGTTCTATAAATTCTATTCTTGTTTTGTAGTTAATTGTTCTAAGTGCATAGGTCTGGTAGCACCCCACGTCTTGCACGTTAGCCATATCTAAAACTCTTCTAAATACTCTTTGGCTATGCCACTTACCTTGTTCTGTGTCAAAGTGTAAAAGGCACTTACCCTCTCGGTGTCCTCGTATGTTACCTCCGAAGTTGTTACCACCACTTAAATATACAGAAGCTAATAGTGAGGCAAAAAAGGTCTTTTTACTTTTAGGCGGTGCTTGTACAAATGAAAAATTTCCATAAGTTCCAATAGGTATAGGGAACGTAATATCTCCTTTTGTGGTTTGTATTGTTTTCTCTCCATAACTCAAAGCTGTTGGTGGGTACTCCATAAATTCGGTAGTGTCAATAGCACACTCCTCTTTTATGAGTTCCATCAGCATAGCTTGTGTTGTTTCTTGTTCGGTCATTTATTAATCTTTGTTTTTGTAAAGGTATAAAAAAAAGGGGGTAAAACCCCCCTTTAATTAAAATGGCAAATCTGCTTTTTCATTTGTTACTGGCTCTGGTTGTGGCTCACGATCTGCCAAGACAATATTATTGTCAGTCCATAAGACCTTGCCATTACCTAAGTACTGGCGTTGCTTTTTAGCCTCTCTTTCTTCTTTTGTCTGTGCCACATACACGCTGGTGTTATTTCCGTATCGTGTTTCATCATTTACAGCCATTGTAAGGTTTACATATACTGCGCCCTCTTTCCCAGCAATAAATTTTTCTTTGGGAAGTTTATCTACTCTTAAATTAAAGTTTATTAATGCACTCATATTTTATTTATTTATTTATTTATATTTATAAGGTTTTATATTCTGTTTTAGGTTTTTTAAAACTTTCGCTTTCATCTTCTCCAAACACCCCCAACTCATAAAAGCCAGTTAGTTTTAGGACTGCTCTACTCATAGCACGTTTCTCAGCCATCTCAGCGACGTACCAAGAGTTGGTGTTACCATCTTTGTAGTTATCGCCCTTTAAGGCACTACCAAAGGTTTCTATGCTTTTACCGTTCTTTTGTGCAAGTGCTTTAAACACCGCAAAATTAGGTTCACATTTTATAACCTCAAAATTAACTACCATTTGTTCTAAGGCTTGTATCTTGTCAATACCTTGCCTTGTAATAATGGTGTAGTGTTGGTGCTTGAAAAAGTCTGATTTGTCTAAGTTGTATTTTTCGTAAAGTTCTTTTAGTTTATCTCTATTCATTGTTCTGTGTTTAAATATTCTACTTCTATTATTTGTTCTAAGTATTTTACTCTGTCCTCTAAGGCTTCTATCCTTGCGTTTAAATAATTAGTATTTATGCTTCTTACTCTTATTATATCTTCTGTTCTTGTCATCTTATAAGTCTTTAAAATATACAAAAGGATCTTTACTCCCTAACACAAAATATAAATCTAATATATCAGAATATTTTAAATCTAATACAAAATTATTACTTTCTAACGCATCAATAATACGACCTACCACAGTAGGGTGTTGTATATTTTTGTCAGAAAGTTTCTCGCTGTAATGTGGCTTGAGCCTGTTAAGTAAGGTAATTGTTTTATATGTCATTGTCTTTGTTTTATGTTAATAATATCCCAAAGTTATTAAAAAAAAATCAAAAAAAAAAATAATAAACAAAATGGGAACACTTAAACAACAAAAAAACCACCTTAAAAAAGGTGGCTTAATTGGGCTGGTTAGCCAAAAAAAAACAAAAACATAGAATATTCAAACAAATATAACCAATATATAATTAAACTAAAAGTTTTGCTTCTTTTTTATTTCATTTAATTTGTTATTAAATTTTTCAAATATATATTGCCAATCTACATCTGTGTACTTTACTACGCTTCTTGAGGTCTGTAATAGTTCTTGTGATAGTTCTTGCCCCAAAGCTATGCTGTATTCATACTGCCTACCATATTCAAACCTATTACACTTTCTGCATTGTGCGTGAACGTTTCGTTCATCATACCTTGTTATTAAATACTTTCTACTAATAAAGTGTCCAGCATCACTTTCAGAAAAATGTATTTTTTTACCGCAGCTTACACACCCACAATAACCAGTATTGTTATCTGCATCTCTTCGCCTTATGTATTCGTGGAACACCTTATCAATCTTATTCTTCCAATATTTTTGCGTTTTTTTTGGCATAGCCTTAAATTAGAATAGACCACAGGGGTCATTAATTTATTATAACTTTATTATAACTATTTTTAGTATTTTATGTTTACTTTTGTTTATCTATTTATGTTTACCTAAATATATATCTATTTAACCATACAATAATTTTATAATAAATGGCTCAAAGTTATTAATTAATTTTTAGAAAAAAAAATAGTAAATTAATTTTAGTTTACTTTTTCCAGTTCTTAGTTATTTTTTCAGCGGAACGCATACCAAAATAACCACCGTAAACAAGTAGTAATAGTGAAGATAGTAGGTCAATCCAATTTGGGTCTATTTTAAAGCCTTGTAGTGAACTATCTAAAATTATGTATATAAATAGTGTAAGGGTTAAAAAGGCAAGTGTAAGGGGTCTTATATTGCGTGTAAGGTAGCTGTCTGTACTATTATCGCTCACCCAACGCTTAGTAGTTTCTTCTATCTCTTTGTTTTGTTGCTCGTGTATTAATTGCTGAAGTTTTATCTTGTCCTCTATTGATATGTCAGCTTTTGTAATTTCTTTAATTGCTTCGCTTGGAGATATAACACCCTCAAGCACATTTCCAAGTGCTGGGTTAATAACCTTTGCAGCACCAAGTAAAAGCTTTCCTACGGTTGTATCTTTGAACTTCTTTTTAGGCATCCCAACGTGCTTTATTTTTTCTAATGTCATAATGAACAAATGTGTCGTATAAACCTAAACCACCTTGCAACATTAAACCCATTTCAATTAGTTCTTCTATAAGTGCAAACACTTGAAAAGGTGTTAAACTTTCTATTGTAATATCTGCTGCTTTGCCCAAAAGGTGTTGGCTTGTTGGTGAGCCACCCACCTTAGCATTGTGTTCTGGGCTTCTATATGCGCTGTTTATGGTTATGGCTCTACCAGTATAATCTCTAAGAAATTGTAACTGCCCAGCAAGTTTTATCACGTTCTCGTAAACCTCTAAAGGCATACTACATTTATTATTACAGTCTTTACAACTGCCTTTGCACTCAAACTCTTTTAGCTTAAAGTTCTTTGTTAGCTTCATTCTTCTTCTTGTAGTTATCGTATATCTTCTGCAACGTATAAACAATAGAAGCCAAAAGCAGTATGATCTTTAGACTATCCTCAACAGCAGTAAAACTAACCCCTAAACTAATTATGTTAAATATGTACAATCTTGCGTCTCCTAAGTTCATAACATTAAACCTTTTAAAAAAGCGTTCCACTTAGCAATAGCATAGAACTGTAAGTATTCTATTTTGTCTGCTAAGTACCTAAGTGCTTTTACCATTACATTTTATTTTCTTGATAGTCCACACCATAAAAGCTGTGTACTCCGTTACCATCTATATTACCAACAGCAGCAGACTTCCAACCGTAAGGATGCTCTGCTTTAATAATATTACCCTCTTCATCAACAGTATCTTCTAATCTCCACATAACGTCTAAGTGATACTTGTCGCTTAGTACAGGTGCTTTAGTTTCGTTGCCCTCTTGATCATACTCCCCATCTTCTAAAACAATATGCCCTAACCTTACAACAGCGTGTCTGTGTGTTGGGTACTCGTTGCCATCTTCGTCTGTATCTACTCCTAAGGCTTTTATTTTAGCCTCAGCAGTTGCTTGGTCTTTAAATTCGTATTTTCCTATTTTCATAATTATGTTGTTAAAGATGTTAGTTGCGTATCTGTTAATGCTTCTTTAAATACTGCAACGGATTTAACTTTACCAAAAAATTTTTGACTGTTATTTGCTTGTGCAAAATTAAGCTCTGACAAAGTAGTGGTAAAAGAAAAAGTAGATGTGTTAGTATCTACTTTAACACCATTAAGCCACATTGAATTATCTCCACTTTTATATTTTAAAGCTATTTTATTAAATTGTGTTCTATCTGCAACAGTTTCTGTGTTATTAATATTAACACCACTACCGTCTTTTATTCTGTATTTAATAGTGTTTGCGTTTTCTTGATAAAAAATTTCTACTGTATTTAAGTTTCCAGTTCCATCTGATAAAGTTATACATCTATTTTCGCCGTCTCCTGAAAACAAAGCAGCTATTTCGCAATACAAAACGCCCTCTGTTAAGTTTATTAAATCACTTGAACCTGAATTGGTTGCTGCGTCTTGGCTTCTTGTAACAGAGCTGCTGCCTGTTGGTATGTATGAAGTCATAAACGATAATTCCTCCCCTTGTGAACCAAAAGCATAAAAGCCTTGACCTATTGACGCGTAAGTACTT